TATAATAGCGTTCAGAATGGGAATTATGGCATTGCCAACTGCCACTTTCAAATTGAGAAACTGAGCAGAAAGTGCGGCTGTTCGTCCGGCGTAGCTGTTCGTATATTCAGCAGCCGCCCCAGCGAAGACGCCTCCTTCACGCATAAAGCCGTTAAATTCTGCTTGCCGCTTTTGTGCCAGTGTGAGGTTGTTCGCGGTCGTGCCAATTTCCTTCGCGTATTCCTGCCACATTTTAGCAACGTTCTTTTGAATGCCTACGCTGTCTGTGAGCAGAGAGTTTTCCATGCGCAAGCCCATCGTTGTTTTCTCGATTGCCTCACCCATGCTGAACTGTCCCTGTCTGGCATATACAGCGGCGTCCTTCATGACATTCAGCATCTTTTCAATCTGGTCTGTTTCATAGCCGCGGGAGACCATGTTTTTATAGGCTTCATAAGCACTTGTCATAGGGACTAAGCCGTCGGCGGTATATTGCTGAATGAAGGTGGTAGCCTCTTGCATGGAGCGGTTGTTGGCGTTCATCAAGAATTGCAAGCCTTTGAATTTAGACTCCATCTGGGTCGCGGCTTGTACGCTTGCCTTGCCAAAGTTTGTAATCGCGGCAACGGATAATGCGGCGGCGGCGATTTTCCCAAGTTTGCCGAACATACTTGAAATCGAGCCGATCCCTTTCTGGAATCCGCGTGTATTTAGTTTCGTGTCAAAAGTTAGGTATCCATCAGCCATTATTGCGTGCCCTTTCCGCCGCCTCGAATGCCAGCATGTTCTTATGTTCCTGCCAGGTTATGTCAGCATCTTCAGCACCGGCAATGTAGAACGAATCGCCCATTTCTGCTATTGCTGCGAGCTCTTTTTCGTTGCAATCCCCATCGTAGTAGCGTTTGCGCATTGAACATAACTCACTAAACGTAGTATCCCGCAAGTCACTAAACAGCGCTCTGAATCTCCACCAGTGCAAGTTGGCAGTGGCAAGGTCAATACCGTGCCTTGTAGAAAACGCCGCATAGATCAACTCCGCGTCTTGCTCATAGCTGTAAGTGCGAATCGGATCAGCGCGTCCGGCGGCTTCTTCAAGCGGCTTGCCGCCATGTAGAAACCATAAGGCTTGCTCAACCGCCTTCACAAAATCATCTGGTATTTCTACAAATAGTTTTTGTACTACAAATATCGTTTGTTCAAGCGGGGTTAGATCGCCCTTTTCAAGCTCCACCATGATATCCAGACAATCCCTATGCCCCCAATTAATGGGATAATCCTCGCCGTCAACGGTAAGGGAAGTAGGGAATGCTGAAGTCAGAATACTTGCCATTTATTGCGCTTTTTTTGTGCTACGCGGCTTTTTGAGCGGCTGTCCGAGCTTCTTTTCAATCGTTTCCTGGCTGACACCGTTGATCTTACCCATCACCCAGGTTAGAAATTCTGCCATGAGATCGGGGTCGAAGGCGCGTTCACCGAATAGCTTAGCAGACGCGCCCTTGCCAAAAATGTCATCCAGTTCACCAATAAAGTAATCGGCTATTTCCTGGTTGTAGTCGAGCACGGCTTGCAAGTTCGAAGGCAGCTCCCCTTCAGCCGCCTCGTTCATTTTGTCGAGCGCTTCAGCCTTTTCTGCCATTTCTTTTTGCTTAGTCTGCAGGTCGAGCATAAACTCAGTGATCCGCTTGCGTAACAGCATATCGTTCGGGTTAAATTCAATAACCTTACTTTCATCGCCGTCAATTGCAACCTTAACTGAGTTAGTCCGTGTAAAAGTTTCCATGCGTCTCCTTACGGCTAACCCTTATCTGGTGTAAACGCGCCGGTAACAGGTTCGTATTGACCGAACACGGGATCGCCCTGATGTACCAGTGAGACCGAGATTTTGAGCGGCTTGACCGCCTCGTCACCCATGCTGTTATAAACAACGCTTACTTTATCCTTTACAGCCTTGTAGGTTGTAACAATATCAGGCTCTGTTCCGGTAGTAGTTGCATCGGTCATGTCAACGGAGAGCAAGTAGGTTTCAGCTTCCGAGCCGATTTTCCGATCCCACATTATGCCGAAAAGGTAAGTGTTGGCGGCATCAGCAGAATCGTACAACAAGTCGAACGCGGTTTCGGTTGCAAGCATGGTCACATACTTGGTCTTGACGTCATCGCCAATGTAGGCTTCTTCTTCGATTTCCGGGTTATAGCTTGAAGTCAGCGAAGTAATGCCTTTATTGAGCTGTTTCCAGGTTACTGGAGTAGCAGCCGTTTGAATATAGTGGCGCATTTTAGAGCGCATAATCTTTTCAGTTGCCATGTTTATTGTCCTTTCAGTGTTTACGGATTAGCCGTAAATGTAAGAGCGCTTAGATCAAATTTACCCACAACCGGATTGCCCTGGTGGGCAAGCGTGACACCGATTTTGAGCGGTCTTAGGGCTTCATCGCCTAAACTGTTGTAGATGATATTAACCGTCTCTTTAACTGCCGGATAATTATCGGTGGCGGTCGGTGTAGCGGAGTAATTGACCGTCACCAGTTCCGAATCCGCAGCCGTGCCAATAGAACGCGCCCAAACAAGACCGAAGATTTTATCGTTAGCCGCATCGCCTTTAATTCGGTTCATATCGAAGGCGGTCTCAACCCCCAAGCCAGTAGTGTATTTTGTCGAGGCTGTGTCGGCAATGTAAGCCTCCTCTTCAATCTCCGGGTTGTAATTCATAGTCAATGAGCTTACGCCTTCGTTGATTAGTGACCACACCGGAGATTCAGTCGTGCCCGTGTTAAGGTAGTGTTGTACCTTATGTCGCATGATTTTTGCCATGTTTAATTCCTTTCATAGACTAAGCGGCAATTTATGCTGTAAACCGCCGTAGTTAATACTTCACTGGCTTCCAGTAGAAAGCCGTTAGATAGCGCCTCGATCCACAAGGCGGTGTTGCCAGTAGGCAACGAAGGGAGCGTGCCGGCTTCAGATTGTTCTCGCAGCCAGTCCGCAAAGTTCTCATAGAACCCGTTAGCTTGCAAGCGGTCTGCATCTTCAACGGTTGCGGCACGCATGTTCAATAAGAAATGACGCCCGTAGATACCACCGCTCACAATATATTCCTCTATCTTTTCCAGTTCTGGCAGCATGACTACCGCATACTCAGTCGGTGTATCTCCCACAAACTCCACATACACACCGCCCGCAAGTGGGGTGTAAGTTTCCAGAAATTCTTTTATCCCTTGCGCAAAACTATTCACTTCAGCCATGCTGCTGACTCCTTGCGTATGCCTTCACGGAGCGCTTGAAGCTCTCGCCGTGTTCTGTCTTCCACCGCGAAAACCAAAGCCTGCCTCTCAGCCCGCCGGTACTTGACGTTCCAGGTGTGCGCCCGCCGTAGTATTGCGCCTTTGCGTAAGGCGCGAGGTAGCGGATAGTGCCAGAACCGATTACAGAGCCTAATTGCGCCGATTTAATCATCATGCTCGTGCGCAAGGGGGTGTAAGGCTCCATACCCTTGATTACGCCGTTGTCGATGAAGATTTGAGTGCGCCCAAACTTGCGCGTGTACGCTTGCCCGAATCCAGGATTCCAGACGAGTTGCGCTTTGCCGTTTGGTGTCTGAACAATCGATCCGCGCGGTGTTTTAATAGTCAGGTGACTTGCCATTACACACCGCCTCTTAGTTCCCAGTGGTGCATACCGGCTGAGCCATAGTCCTTGTAATCGGCTTGCCTGATTTTGATGTAAGACGGATATTTAGCCATTAGAGCGCTTATCGTGAACGCGCTTGTAATTACATCCGCCACAATCCCCTTGACCAGCACGTCGCCCTTTTTGAACGTGTACGCGCCAGATGAGGCCGGCACGAATACCGAAGCCCTGTCTGAACTCGTCACGCCTTGCTTGTTCGAGTTGTCGATCTCGTTGGCTTGCCACATAACGGGTGTGACCTCATGCCGCGTCCAGGTTGTGGACGTGCCGGATTTCGTCCCCTCGTACCAAGTCATTGAGTGAGGTGTGTACATGTTAGTCCATCCCTCTGAATAGTAGCCCTGTAAAGGCTAAATACTCGCGCATAGCATTAGACACCTTCGCATT